CGTCTCTAACACCTTCTACAATCTCAGCAATTGAATCTATTAACACACAATCCCAACCCATAGTCATTACTTGTTCAATAACATCTTTTGTATTATGTTCTAAATAATCAGCCATGAACAATGTTTTTACATTTCTAAATTGTGGGAAACGTTGTGTGTACTTGAACATTTGTTTCTTACCCATTTCACCTGATATGAATAAACATTTATGACCTTTGTTATTCATAGAAGCTAATAAATCTAATAGTACAGTTGTTTTACCAACACCCGGATCTCCAATACACATTATATTTGTGGCACATGGAACTCCTCCTTCATGCGAAATCAAATTATCAATCGGTAAACCACTTTCCATAGTATTCATCATTCTAGGATCGATATCCAAATTACTCAATTGTACAATATCTAATTTTAATTCAGTTGGAATAACTGTAAAGTTAGCTACTTGTTTTTTACTCGGTCTACCACGTTTTTTACCTGTGTTCATATTTTTCATTTTTTATTATATAATAAATTTACATAACTAATCGCGGTCAATTATCTCAAGATTCGATTAATAATTAAGCCAATGATATCGATTACATCTTTCACTACAGCCCATAAATTGACCGCAATTACCATTATTACCAATATCCAAATAATCATGTTTCTTTATTTTCTTATTATATAATAAAGATAGCAAGGGAGCCGCGGTCAATCTAACCGGGCTCCCTAACTAAAACGTTGTATATTACAGGTTTACTACATACTTATATTTACTCAAATCATACTGATCCATAAGCTCATTAGCTTTAATAATACCTGTCTTATCAGTATATAAACGAGACACGTTAAGTTTTTTCATCCACTGTTGGAATTGTTTATCCATCATGGTTTGTTCACGCTCTTGTTCAATTTGTTCTAGACGTTCAATTGTTGTATTTATCATAACTTATTTTTAAGACATTAATTTTTGTTCTGTACATAAATCAATCAATTCCTTTCCTAATTCACTATCAGTGGAAATAGTATCTCCATTTTTTACATCTAATATTTCCCAAGAATCAAAAATATCACTTTCAGTCATTCTAACTTCATATTCATTATCTCCATCTTCAACTATGAAGACAAATGATTTATAAACGGTTGTATCTACTATAGTCATATTTTAAAATTTATCAATGAAACAATTTGCATTACACATAGTCAACAAATAAATGTTGTTTCTACAATCCATATCTGCTCTACTCAAGGCGAGATATAAGTCATTAGCAACTACTGCTTGTACAAAGCCTCCTCCAGCGTGTGAGGATTTATCTCTAGTACACATAATCGAAACCATAACATCCATAATATGTTCACTTACATTTGTGAAACCATACTCAATTGCAAACTCAGTTGCTCGTTCATAACATTTTTCTCTAATATCCATAACTTTTATTTTTTATAACTTTAATTTAATTCGCAGTTCAAGGTCAGCCTTTCGAACTTTCAACCCAACCCCCTCATCAGTATATACTAATATACTATTTTAATATCATAGTGGCTATAAACATCCCTACACTAAATGATGCTAATGCCATTCCAATTGCGTATTTAAATTTATTATCTTTAAATTTTATATAATGTATTCCCCAACTAGCAATTAGACTAGTCCATCCAAGTACATTACAAAATAAAACTCCACTCATAAATTAACTTTTTGGTTTATAATGACTAATAAATGTTTCTTTCACTTTAGTTTCCTCAGCTACTTTAGCTGCTTCACGTTTAATACGTTCAGCCTCATTTTTTCTATCCCAATACTTGAATTGTTCAGCTAACGGTAAACTAGTAGGTTCAAAATCCGGATGGTTCTCATCAATCACATTTTTGTTACGTTTAGCTACTTTGTCGAACTTGTTCAACATTCTGTCTTGGTCGGAGTGTTTGTCGTAATAGAATCCCATATTTTTTACTTTTTATTTATAATTAAAGATACTAAATTAATTAAGGTTAATCAATTCCTAAACCCTCAAACTTAAACATTGCATTGGTCGCGTAGAATTGAACTTGTCTCAAAGTTGTTATTTTATCCAACTCAGTTAACATTTTTTCCTTATCGACGTCCTTGATATTTGATTCGTTTAATAGGGTTTTAAATAGTTCTTTAGCGGTAGCTAAATCATTGGCTGAGTAAATCTCAGTTATGCGTTGTGTAATCACTGATTTAATTTTATGTCTGGACATAAATATTTTTATTTTAGTAGTTACCAGATTGAATATACTTACGTTTGAATTCCATATTATGAACAAGTGCATCATGTTCAAGTACCTTATCTAGGCGTTCATTTTCTAGAGCTAAAGCTCTATACAATTTATCACTTACTTGTTGGGCGATATCTTTCTTTAACATCTTACCGTGCATTTGAGTTATACCCAAAGCATAAATTAATTCATTCATTTCCGATTGTGTAAAATCTATATTCATAACTTTCAATTTTTATATTAATAAAAAAAACTATTCCAAGCAATACTATTAGGTACTTTATATAAAACACCTATACTCTCTGGTTTTTGGTTTTTATCATATGGTGAAGGTACTGACTCAAATAAACTATATACTTTATTTACCTTCAATAACTTTCCTCTACACGTCGGTGAAAAGTTTTGAGACGTTTCTTTACCAATAACTGCTTTTAATTCTTCTATTTTATTCATATTATAATTTTTTATTAATTAAAATCTGTGATTACGTTTTTAGGTTGTGCTGAATAAAAATCACTAATAAACCCTTTTAACACATTAAGTTTTTCTATCTCACCTTTTTCCAAATTACCATTTTCTTGTATGCTTGATATATTACTTAAAAGCATCATCTTAAAATCGGTATTAGTACTAATCATAAACTCCGGTAAACCCCACTTTTCTAAAAATTCATTCTTTGTCATAACTTTCTTATTTTCTTATTATATAATAAATTTAACGTCCTAGTCGCGGTCAATTTTCCATTTCTTAGCGCCATCCTTAGATAGTTGTTTTTTCTTATCTACAACTACCTTAGATGTAAAACGTCCATCATACGCTCCTTGGCTGACCATGTCTCGGCGTTTCAAACACAACTCATATTTCTTGTTACTTTTCATATAATTAAATATACATAACTAGCCGCGGTCAACCAATTAACGGTAATGGATTGTAATTGAATTAAAATTATGTAAGAATACAGTTTCTTCATATATGTTAACATTTAACTCTGGAGATATATTTTTAATATAGTTGAATATTTTATCTACTTCTTTTATATCGGTTCTTATTTTAATACGGCGAGTATCGGATTTATAGAGGTCATTGTAAAAACCAAAGTTTTGACCAAATTCTTGACGTAGTAAAGGGCGTAATGTTTTCCAATTCATATTTTTTTATTTTTATTATATAATAAATTTACATGAATAGTTGCGGTCACCCAATTGATATATCTGTATATATGTGCCGTCGATGAAAAGATCCTAAAAAAAGAGGATTCACCCACAATGCATTTAATTGCAAAGGGGGTAAATCCAAGTCTGGGGGCGTGTTTGTTTGTATATAGGTATATATGCGTCGATGTGGAAAGGTGTATACGATCTAAAAATACATGTCCCCTTTTCACGGGTCAACCTCTCTCGTCGATGGACCTCAATTACCGGGGATCCTTTAAAAACAAAGATCCTCTAACACCCGCATAAGCTAATTTTCGTCCTCTGACATCCCGTCATCCTCATACGCGTTAAATGTTTTATTATATATACCGTTATCGATATCACCAATTAATGATTCGAGTTCATTTAGTGCTGACGATAGTGTTTCCACTACAGTAATACCATTGTCTATTAGCTCCTGGTTATCGGTTGAACGTATCTCGTATTCCAGATCATCATATATGGTCTGTAGTTCAGCCTTCATTGTATTCAGGTGTTGAATAATTTCACTCATCGTTATTATATTTTTTACTATACGTATTTGTTATTTAGGGTAGGCGCTCCGCCCTGTGCGGAGTCACCTAACCTCATTTACTAACCGTTGCTAATTAAGCCTCGTTAACGATACTATCTACTAACGACTCAATCGATTTAACGGCCTTAGCCTTTTTAGCAACTGCCTTCACCTCGATAGTAACCTCAGCTACCTTCTTAGTACCGGCTGGACGGCCACGTTTAATTTCACCACCCGCAGCTACTTTAGCTGCGCGCATTGCAAGTACTGCTTGACGTTTAGAACCTTCAACTGTTGGACGGCCACGTTTAGCTGTTGTTGTTGTTGTTTTACTTTTTGACATAACCTTTATTTTATTTGTTTTTTATTTATATATTAAATATACTGAGTTCAGTTCGGTCAGGCAATTATCTGTGGTATGTACTTACCTCAGTGATCGCCTTAATAGCCTTAATTTCCTTAAGGTTAGCCTTATACTGGTCGGCTATATCTTTTAGCTGGCTAATAAGGTATTTCTTAGCGGCTGATAGTGATTTGAAGTGCGTGTGTTCATTGTCTAGGTAATCCTTACCTATCTCTCTCAACTCAATGTTGCTGTAGAACCCATCCATTACTACAGTATATGCTTTAACCATTTTCATTCGTTTCTCTTTCATGTGTTAATTATTTATATATTAAATATAGTATCTCAGTTCCGGTCAGCCGCTTATTTAAACCACGTCTCATACGCCGCCTTAACAGCCGCATATACAATTAAACTTACTGCACTAACTAAAACAAACTCTAAAATTGTGATGTGTGTGTTCATATTTTATTATTATATAATAAAGATAACGAACACGTCCCGGTCAACCGCTCGTATATACTTATATAGGGTCCGTCGACGGGAGGGCTTGGATGACCGCGCAAAAGGGGGGTACATGTGACACGTGCCACGACACATACATTATATGGCGGGTCACCTACTATCATATGACCAATACCATTCTAACATGTCATATATGCGCTTTACCCAACGTTAGTTCACCTACTATATCTACTTGTCACCCGCTCAAACATTCATTAAAACGCTTAACTATGCGCTTATTTGCGCACTAAATTGCGTTTATCAAACAACTTACCTAACTTAAACCACCATGTTTTCTCCATCCAATATATTTTATCCGCCAAGTATTCATTGTTCTTTTGTAACGACTTATATCTATCCTCCATCTCATAGTAACGTCCCGCTATCTTATTCAATGCAGCGTCACGTGTGAACGTGTGATATGCCATATACGCTCCCCTACTATACGGGTCACGTATTATTACTTTATTATCCTCCAATGCATTATGTAGTGTATCGAGTGATTGTTTCATCTCGTTATATTCACTTAGTGGTATTTTTACCGTGTTCGTATATTGTTGTTCTGGCATATTATTATTTATTTTTATATTTACTTAATGTTTCTTCTAACGTAGCGTTAACATGTTTATCTAATGCTTCAATTAGTATTTCAATATTAAATTCAATTGGGCCATACTCATCCATTGAGTCATCGTATATGACCTTGTCACCTACTAGTTTAATATATGCTTTTCTACCATAATTAGCTTCACATTCATGTATAATTGTTTCCATTATTTATATTCGGTTGGTTTTCTTTGATATTTTGGTTTGAGTATTAAATCCCAATAGTCGGTTACTATTTTATTTTCACCATGTCCTGTACTCCATTTTTGAGGGCTTTTACGTCTACAAAAATTAACACGTTTACGTTTTGATTTATTTTTATCGCTCCTATATTCATAACATAACCATGACTCCCAATAATGGCTATGGTGTGGGTGGTACACAGTCATTGCTATTTGATAGCCAAAGAACACAAATGATATTATTGGGTTCCATTCATGTCTGAAATCATATCGATCCCATTTTGTTTTCCATCCCAATCCGCAACTGCTAAATCCAACTTTAAGTGGTACTGCTTTACCATTAACAAATTTTCTAGGTAGAAAAAACGGTACACCCACTTGTGTCTTACCTACATACCATTTAATTTTAAATGGAGTGAATGGACTAAATAATGCTTTAATCCATCTAAATTGTTCTAATTTATATTTCAATTTCATATTATTATTTTAATATAGATGAGAGAAAGCGGTCAGTTAAAAAACTGATCCGCTAACCTCATGGCAGTTGAACGTAACTTGATTAAGCGAACGCTTCGTTCTTTTGACGTCTGCGAGTCAACATATACATTGCATTTGCAATTGTGTCGTTGATCTTTCTAGCGCCACTAATAGTATTGTAAATGTGGCTTGTTGAATAACCTGTTTCTTCTGCTAAACGGGTTACATCACCTTGCTTTTGACGGTGAGTAAAAAATGATAACTTTGCTGTGCGGTTTAAGTAATTTGCACGTACTTTTGTTTGATAACTCATAACTGTGTTTTTTGTTAATAAAAATTTTAATTATTTTTTTTATATATTAAATATATAATCTTATCTTTGGGTCAGAAAATTTATTTTTTTCGTTTAATTGTTTTAACGTTGTGTTCAATTTTATTCTTGTCTAACCAATTTGTTAAAGCGTTTGCTAATTTAAATACATCATTACCATCCTTTAAACTAATAACAACTTCTTTATTATCCCAATTAAACCTCATACTAAATGGTTGTTGTTCAATTGATGGTCCCTTATAAACAAATTGATTACTTATATTAGGAGTATAAGCAGTATTTGTACTTGTTGTTGCCCATATACTTTGACTAATATTAGTGTTAAGTATTGATTGCATTAATTTACTCACTTTTATCAAACATTTTACTTGCTACTAATTGATAGAACTCATATAATGATGTTCCTATCTCATCTGCTGCTTGTTTTATTTCTTTATTTTTAATTGCTAATGGATGTTCAACAATATGATCATGGAACATACTAGCCATAACATGGGCTCTATCTGTTAACTCAATATAATGACCATCATTAATTTCTTTTAGGAAATCATCTTTTAGTATTCCTTGTCTTTTTGTTCGCATTATTCCCATTTGCTTCAATTTTTTTCATTTGTCTAGCCGTTCGTTTCTCTTGTTTAGCATCTTTATTTCGTTGCTTAATTCGTTTCTCCGCTCCGGCCTTATATGTTATATTTACTTCTATAGGCCCCTTATCAAACTTTTTTAAATCATACTTCCAAATCTCAACACTATCCTCATCCTCATACCGACGTTCAAATTTAGTTGGTTTAGGCTCATCTATTATTTCTTTTGGTCTACCCCTCATATTATTTAGCTATTAATGTTGTTCCACTTGTAGTAACCGTATTTATTAATCCTGTTCCTGTTGATGTTGTTATTGTTCCTGTACTATAATATCCTGAATTGATACTTGTTGTATAATAACCTCCAGTTATACTATTAAATCCCATTTTCTCAAACTTGGATGGTTCTAATTTATATCTAAAATTACTAACAAAGTGTTTCCTATATTTAAGACACATTTTGCTATTGAATATTATTTCCTTAGCTACCTCATTATCCGCTTTAATTTCTGATTGTAACATACTACAAACACTTTCAAACATATTATCATCCATTTCATGAGTCCATGTTTTATTATGTTGTATAGCCCATAATCGTCTTTTTAATTTACGAATAGCAGCATTTACATCATCTGTATTCCATGCTGAGTAAATAGTATTATAACCTGTTGTTCCAATAGATACATTTCCGCTACTGCTGATTGTCATCGCTGTATTACCATTAGTAGTTAATGTTCCTGTAGTGCTACTTGTACCTGTTATACTATGGTATACTTGTTTCACTTTGTCCAATAAAGACTTCATATGTGCTATTTTCTGTATTAAATTTAATATAGTTTTCTTTATTCTCCAAAATTTCTGTTGTTGGAGTTGTCATCCATTTAAATGTACCCATATTAAAATCCAATACTAAACTGCGTCCAATCCCTATAATGTCATGTTTAGCTTTAAATGTTCTATCATCATTCCATTCAACCCAATCAATGACATTACCTTGTTTAGTCATTTTATCTCGTGTTCTAGTTATTTTATATTTCATAATCACTAAATTTTAATCCGTAACATAAACTCATCATATCCATTTCTTTAGCTGCCTTATATTTAGGCCATCTATATTCACGTTGCAATATTTTAATACCTGCTTGTTTCCACTGTTCATTTTGTTTAACAGTCATAGTCCATTGTTGGTACCAAGCATCTTTCCTATCAATAACATCCTCATAAGTGATATCTGGGTGGCCAGCGATTAGAAACATTTCGTCTATAAGTTGCTTAGCCACCCATTTATCTTTCTCATATTTGTTCATTAATCAATAATTACTTCTTTGATAAGTGTTTTACTGTATGGAACCCATTTTTCAACAGCAGCGTTTAATAACTCAAGTGCTTTTTCTTCATCGTCTTTACATAAGTCAATGAATTGTGAGTTACCATCTTCATCTAACTTAACATAATACCAAGTGTTTAATTGTCCGTTTTTGTACTCAATTTCTTTTTCAAGTGTGAATTTCTTTGCCATAACATTTATTTTATAATTAATAATAATCTATTTACTTAGGTCAACTATGCTTTTTGAGTGCGTTCAGCAAAGTCTTTTTCTGCTTTAGCTTTTCTCCTATCAGCAGCTTCAAACTCCCAATTTGCAACATCATTAACAAACGATTCAAATTTTTTCTCTAACACATCATATATTTGAGATGTACTAGTTCCATCTCTGTACACTTCAAGTTTATACTTATTACCTTTTTTACTTAGTACTTTATAACCATAAACACTCATTGTATCATATTGTGAGCGACCATACTGTAAACGTTCACTATGTTTTCTAGTGTCTATAAAATATGTTTTCTCACTACCTTTATAATCCCAATTTAATGTAACATCAGATTTAAATGATTTAATTTCAAATCCAATTTCTTTCATAGCTTCTCTAGTATCCTTACTTATCTCAACACTTAAATTATTAAGTGCTTTATTTAAATCAATATACTCAGCACAATATTTAGCTCTATCACTTTCAATTTGTTTATATTCTTTTCTCCAATCAAGTAATTGTGTTTCAACTATAGGTAAATTATTAGCTATAATACTTAAATCCTTTAAATATCTTAAATAGACAGAATCTATTTCTGATGTTTTATATGTACCACTATTCCAACTTAATTCAGTATATCTAGTATTACTACCATCCCAACTATTTCTAATATGAACATCAATTCTTCTATTCCAACTACCATATTCAAATTCAATTTTCTCACCTGAGAATACAGCTGTAGATGTCATTTCAGTATTTGTTTTAAACCAATTACTCACTTTATCTACTAATTGATTATGAGCAATTGTTACTACTTCCTCATCATATTTGTCACAGTCTGCTTTCTTAGCATCTAATTGACTCTTAAGCGCATTGTATAAAATTTGTTTCGTATTCATAACTTTTATTTTTATTAATTTAAGTGTAACCAATTTAATTTATCATCAGGCATTACTTGTGTATAAACAACTTCTGGCCTATTTGGAACTGCAAACGTAACACTATCAGTTACACAAGCATTCAGCTCTAGTAGAATTAACTCTAATGTTTCTTCATCCACCCAAGGTGAACCATCAACATCTACTACATGGCCTACAAAATATTGGCCATCATACTCTTCAAAATCTTCTTTAGTAAAGCTCATTTATTATATTTTTATTGTGAAAAATAGTATCAAACAATCTGTACATATATTTGTAACCACAATCATCATCATAGTCACTATCTTCTTCTACTATAATACCCTCACCTAAAATTTCTGATAGTTTACCTGTATTAATTCGATTCCAATATCCAAACCTAAGATACACATCATTTGTACCACCTATAACTTGTGAGATATCAAACTCACCAAACTCATTCTCAACTTTCTTTAACACTTCAATACTTAATCTCATAACTTTTATTTTTTATTATATAATAAATTTAGTAAAATAACCGCGGTCAATCAAATGTCGTATTGACTCATGATCAATTCAGTCGCGGTCAATTCCGCCTCAATTTGTTCCAATAAATAATCGTAATCGTTTTCCATACTTTCTTATTATATAATAAAGATAGTATAGTAGTTGCGGTCAATCAAACACAACCGTGTTTGGATAGTATGGATTTTAATAATGTAATTTCTTCCTTACTATATGTCTTTTTATTAATGTGGTCACATATAGTAGCTGCTTGTTTAATGTCTCGTTCAATGTAAGCAATACGAGAGGAGTGGTCACCTGGTTTACGCATCCAGAAATGCAAATGATTCATTAAGCAGGTTTTAGTTAAGCCTACTAATTTTCTATTTTCGTTATGTTGTAATTCTTCTTGGTCAGCGATATCTTCACCTAGTACACTACTTAAATCAATACTGTACTTTTTAAGCTCTTGTCCCTTCTTATCTTGTCCAAGCAATTTGTCTGCGAATTTTTCAAATGGGTTTTTAAACATTGGATTAACATATAAGAGGGATTCGTGAATAATATTTGTCTGCTATAAATATAAAAAAAAAAGCCCCAGCTGTAGAAACAGCCAGGGGATAATAAAAATTAAAAGTATGAACCGAGTTTAAATATCTTTCATAGCCTCATTCGGGCTAAAAATTTCATAATAACACATCCACTTATACTTTCTCTCTGTCTTATTCGCCTCACGCTCGTGTGGATGATTTTTATAAGAATAAATCTTATCTAATTGACGATACTCACGTTTTATACTCTGATGGTAATGAGTAAATTCATGAATTATAGTTCCTATGAACCCCATAAACGTCCTATGTTTCTGTTTAAAAACATGTATTTCATTTTTCCATGGATCATACCATCCAGCATATTGCTTACCTGTCCTATGAAATACTAGCTTCGGATATGAGCCATTAACAGTACTCATCCCAAATTGTTTTTTACACCAATCAAATATCTTAACTGCGTTCTTCCTGTTTATCTCTATCGTGTTCATGGCCTAATTGTTTTAATAATTTTTGAATCTCAATACATTCCTCAAACATATCGTTTTGAGCAAATACATCTAAACAAGTATTTAATGACACAACCCATTGATCACGTTCTAAAATAAATTCAATAATATTGTTCTTTATCTTAGCAACGAACGCTGTAACCTTTTTACGTCTCCGCTTATCGTTAACCGCTTTTGATATTTGTTTATATATCTCAGTAGATATCAATAAGTCTTTGTTTTCAATTCTAGACTTAAATTCACTAACTGAGTTAAATTCAAATACCATCTTACATATTTGTATATAAATATTTGGTTATGTTAAGGAGTATTAAACATACTCCTCAACTAATTCCCAAAGTGATTCATTAATCTTTAGATCCTGGCTAAAGTTCTTAACGGCTCTAGCTTTTCTAGTCTTAGCACCGTTTCTATAACTACAACCACCAGTGATCAATTTTTCTTGAACTCGGTTAAACACAACCCATAAATTGTTACCCTCATCAGCAACACGTTCAGGTACTAACAATTCATTTAGATCTACTTTAACACCTTCACCAAAACGGATCGCGGCTGCTTTCTTAGTGAACGTAGCAATTTGTTTATCACTCAGTTCAATATTTTGCAATTTGTTAATTTTCTCAACTAGGCCTGGAAACGATTCAACCGCTTCACTAACCTTATTTTGCAATTCTTCAAATGTATAGCCCATATGACGTAGTTTAAAATCACCATAGTTGGTATCACAAACTACTAATCCATTAGAACATACTAATCTAAATAACCCAATTTGAAATTTAAATGAACTCAAACCGTCATGACTATTTGTTAATAGTATTTGAGGGAATACATTATCACCATCAGAACCTTCAATCACAATATTCGGATTAAAGAATTTAATCATGTGGCGTTGGAACCCTTTAGTACTAGCCTTACGAGCTTTGATTTCAACCGCTTGACACGGCTTCCATCCTAACTCTATCATATCATTAATTACTCTGTCAGTTGGAATGTGTACATAGTGTTCACTTAACCCTGACTTTTGTTGTGTCTGGAAAATACTCGGAGCTGATTGTTTGACCTGCTCCATGGTCATTTCTGTAAATGGTAACATAACTTTTTATTTTTTATTATATAATAAATTTATGCCAATTACTTAGGTCAGCCTAACTATTAAATCGATCGATCATAGCTATCAATTGACCACGACTCATTGCTCCTGTTTGACGGGCCATAACCTCATCACCTACTTTAACTACAATAGTTGGAACACTTGATATACTATTAGCTATGGCTAATTCTCTATTATCGTCCACATCTATTTTTTTATAACTAACTCCTTTCTCACTCATTACTGAGTCCATTACTGGACCAAATGCTTTACATGGTCCGCACCATTTAGCTGTATAATACTCTACTGTTAACATATATTTACTTTATTTTTTCCAAAATTGATACCATTTCTTTTTAGGTGCTGGTTTACAAACACTAAATGGGTTATCTCCAAATGATGTTGTTCCTATATATCTTGATGAGAACATATTTAAAAACACCTCATGATACTTTTCAGGTACCTTACTAAAATCAGCTTTTATCTCTACATTTAGTTCAATTGCTCCATCATCAATTGTAATCAATTGTAATGAATTATAAGTTTGAACATAACTAGCTGATTGGATGTTTAAATGCCCTCCACCTAAATAGATTTCATTATTATTTTTTTCCATATTGTGAATATAATTTATTTAACTTTGGCTTCCAAATTTTTCTCTTTAAGTGCTTTAACATGTTTGCAATTACCCTTACTTCTAAAGAAACCCATACATGAACAAGTATACTTATTTTTATTTGGATCGAACATAGTTTTATATGTACCAACTGAGCCTTGTATATGCTCAATTACTTTCTTTTGTTTTGGTTGTTTCCAAACTATATCATCATAAGTTGTTTCTGGATGTACTTCAGTCCATTTAGGTATAATATATTTTTTACCATCACTAGCTGTATGTAAACCAGGATGAAATGAACCTTCAACTTCATACTTATGAACACTCACTACTGATGAACGTATCCCATCTCGTACTGGGTGGATTGATAATCCAGATTGTGAACTAACAATATCATCTGTTACACGGCCATCATCATAAACTATCTTAACTGAATATAGCATAACCTTAATTTTTATATACTAAATATAAATTACAAAATTAGGTCAACTCCATAAACCTAATTGTTCATGATTACCATAATGGCCATTCCCATCTAAATAATTTGCTTGACTAAAATAACTAACATTAATATTTTTTCTATTAATCCATTCTGTTAATAAAAATGGTCCTATAGGCTCTAACTTATGTTGTTCACCTGTTGATATATCTATTTTTAAATTAGTTCGTTGTTTGTTATATTCAAGACAATCATTAAATAAACCTGGTTTAGCTATAATAAAGGCATCATCAAATACTTCTGAAATGAAGGGATATGTTAACACTAGATCAACTTGATGGAAATTATTATCTTTTTCAATTTGATAGAATGATTTTTTCCATTTAATATCTAAATCAGTTACTATACCTCCATACTTAGCTAACACAGCGTATTTAGCTAAATTGCATTTGCCTATAAATGAAATACTATTATACAATTCAATTAAATCAAGTTTGGATATTAAACTAATTATATCATTATCTTTCCAATATGTAATTTGGTAACCAGGATTGAGTTGGGAACATGTTTTTATATTAGACATGTACTTAACAGGTATATCACCTCCAATCCATATATAGTGTATCATCATACTTTAGAAACAAATTCAGATCCTAGTTCATGATCATCATCAACTATACCTAACTGTTGTAAATGTTCTTTGAAGTGATCATCCATTTCCCAATCAACTTTAGATTGGAATGTAGATGGATTATAATCTTCTATGTGTTGTATTTGTTTGTTAGTAAAGATATTACCAACATAAAGGAAATAATGGTTATAACAAAGTAATTCTAAATTATCAATTGTCCAATTCTTCTTATTACCATCCTTAAAATTAAGTATTAAAGGTACTTTATAATCAGATACTCTACGTTCTTGGAACTGACATTTGGAACAACACTCTTGTAAGTAACTTTCCTGTATTAATCTATTCTTTAGTTTCTCAGGTGTATATGAGTCAATAGGTACTCTACCTTCAATTATATCTTTTAGAGCTGGTTCCTTACCTTTATTAGTTAAGAATTTAGCTATACCTTTACCTGATTGATTTTTATGTTTATCAAATAATGTTATTCCATTATCGTCAGTGAAATTCTTAGCCCATTTTTTATAATGGATGTATGAGCAATGAAGATATCTAGCCGCACTTCTATTTGATTTAGTCATAGCCATAGCTCGCTCAATATCACTCTTCATTAGCGGTTTTGGTAACATAACTTATTTCTTTAATTTACATTTATCAAAATGCCATCGTAACATATTATGTGGAGCACCTGTTTTATTACAATGAGGGCATATTATTATAGGTTTAGGTTTATTTTTCATAACGTCACTTCTTCTTTGTTTCCAAATTTCACTTTGTTTAAAACCTTTTTTAGATAAACTTATTTTTAATCCTGTGTCCTCTTTATGGCATGATTTTCTTCCTTTTAAATTTAAACTTACTCCTGGTTTTTTTAATCCTTTATTTCCTAAACTTATTTTATTTTTTTCTTCTTCTGTTCTAGTTTGAGGGCCATTACCTCCTTTCATTCTATTGTTCATCAATTCAAATCCCCAAGATCTAAATTGTTCTATCCAATATGTTTCAATTCCTTCCCAATCATGATAATCAACAGATTGTATTTCGTCAATTAAAGTAAATATAATTTCTTTCCCGTATTTTCGTTTATGATCGTTTTTTCTAGTACTTATGTTTCTAGTTTTACCTATATAAACTTTATTTGGATTTCCGTAGCAATTTTCTACTAGATAAATATGGGTGATACTTGTCATATATTAATAAATATCCCATATTAAACAAGAGGTCTATTTTTCATTATCTGACTTTAACTTAGATAATATATTCCAAATGTCTTCAGGTGTTTCAGATGGGACAATTTTTTCCTCATCATCATATAATTCATTTACTGATCCATCTGGATTGAATTTATCATATAAGTAAAAGTTAATCACTTCAAAACCATCTTTACCAAAATGGAGTAGTATAAGTGAATCTATAAGTTGTAAATACATTTCATCATAAGTAGAAAAATCTACTTTTAACTCACTATTAACTAAAGTAGTTCTAATTAAAACGGCTTGCATTGCCATTATAATACTTGTAAATAAATCTTTTTGTTTATCTAAGTATGCTTTTTTCTTTCGTTTAACTGTTGAGTTTACTTTAAGCAATTGATCAACTGCTTTCTTTATATCATCATAACCATCCATATTGCTTTATTTTATTTTTTCTATAACATCTTTTATCTTAATACACTCCTCATATTTTTCATCTTCAACAAGTTTATCTATACATGATTGTAATGCTTGTTCCCAATCTCGTTTCTCAATTTCAATATAGTATTCACTTTGTCCTAACTCAAACAACACTGCTGTTTTAGATCTAGTCTTAACAGCATCTTTAATACTCTCAAATGCTTCTTTAAATACAGCTGTTGAGAATACCTCATTGTTACTTAAGGCTTCAATGTCTGCTTTACCTTCACCTTTAGTGCTAACTATCATTTTAGGTATTGTTCTAGTAGTTTTTTTAGCCATATTAACTATTTGTTATAAATATGAAATTAAACCATGTTCATAAGTAGTTAATGAGCGAACATCTATTTTAAATATATCTAACTCAAATTTACCTATTTCGCCTGAGTCAGCTATGATTTCAGGTAATTGCATTAATATATTAAATGATTGTTGATTTAGTTTATTAGTATCAAATTCAACTACAATATCATTTGTTGGTGATGTATGTTTATGTAATTTAAGTTTACTTTTTAAGTCAACCCAAGTATGTTTTTGTTCTAAATCATAATAATATGATTCTAATACTCCCATCTCATCATCAGTGTATAAAGTACTACACCATGGTTCTAAAACAGTCATAGCATCTAAATTACAATTATGTACTTTATAACCAATATCATACTTGTGAGGTATAATTGGATATTGATACTCATCATTTTTAACAAAATGTCCCCACTTGCGAACATAATTTCTCATCGCTTTGTTTTTCATCTCATGAAATGCAGGATCTTTAGTTACTTGTTCTACTCCATCTTGAAACTGTCCTCCCCTACAAGTTAAATGATATACATATGCTTCCCAAGTCTGAAGTATACCATAACCATTTAAAATAAATCTATTGAATATATCACTATCCTCATGGTATGAATGGAAACGCTCATCATGCATTCCTATACTCATTATATCTTCTTTATAACAAGCCCAAGGTGCAAATATACCTCTTGTAACTATATCTTGATTATCAAATAATAATTTTTCAACTTCCTCATCAAATTCTTTCTTTTTAAAATCTTCTGGGTATAATCCAAAATCACCAATTACTTTTTCTTTACCTTTAGGATGTAATGGTGGTTCAATCCTTGTTCCGCTTATAACTGATAATGGTTTTAAATATTTTAATACACCTGTATCAAATCCTTTAGCCATATACATATCAGCATGAAACATACATACTATATTTGTTTTGGCTGCTTCAATACATCTATTATAACCAGCAGCAATGCCTTGAGGTTTGTCATCAAGATTTTTTAAATATGTAATATTATTTTCCTTACACCATTCCTCAGTACCATCATTATCAGCATCAATAAACACTATAATATCATGTTCATAGGCTGAATTTTCTCTAATTGAATTAATACTGTTTTTTAAATACCTTAAGTTATTTTTACTTGGTATACAAAATGTTATTTTTCTACTCATAAATTATTTTTAATAAACAAAACGTCTTTTTGATATTCATCTAATATAACTTCATCTAGTATTGTAAATCCATAGTTACCTAAATAGTCAACTACGTCTTGATAATACGATTGTCCCTCCCATACCTGCTTTATTTCTAATTCTACTTGTATTGCTTTAGTATTGTTTAATTTGTCTTCAAATCCTTTTAATACCTGTAAAGCAAATCCCTCAACATCTATCTTCATTAAATCAAATCCATCTACATTTAAATGTAACATCACATCTACCATTTTCCAAGCATCTATTTCTACTTTTTCACTTATAAATGGACTAATTGTTCTATCTAATAAAGATGATATACCTACATTTTCTTCCTTACCAAACACACCTGCATTAAATTCTACAACACCTGTTTCATCTGATGCTGCTACATTAAGTGTTTGATATTGAGGATAAGTAGATATAATGTTGTTATAACATCCTGGGTGTGCTTCTATTATATAACATTTGTTTGGGTCTAATTTCCAATAATGAGCTATATAATTAGTATCATGCCCATCACGAGAACCAATTTCAGCAAATGTATTTACTGCTATTTTGTCTTTTAAAGTATTAGTTAATTGTCTTATATCATGTCTCATACTGAATAATTTTGTCCGTGTTGTCTTAGTTCACCATACAGTGCTTTATATTCTTCACTATTAATAAAATATCTATACATTCCTTCTTCTGCTAATCTACAAAACTCACTTACACCTATATTAACTTTATTTTGTTTAAATGTTTGAGAGTTTAAATGGCATATAGTATTACTATCAGATACTATAGTTTTAAGACCATTAGTTTCTGTTATACAACCCGTATAAAAATCTAATCCCCATCCATATATTAAGTCATGAGGGTATTGTTTAATAATTTCTAAAACGTCTCTTCTAATTAATGGACATTGAAAATCAACCCATTTAACTTGTCTTAATCCCTTACCCCAATTCCACATTTGCTTCCAGTGGCATTGATCTACTGAAGCGTTTATTACAGTTGGGCTATAAACAGCAGCATCTGAATACTCAGCTTCACTTAATGATGTAGTTAAAAATGATGGACCATGAAATATAAGATCATTATTTAAAAAATAAAGATAATCATGATCTGTAGTTAAAAAATAATCTAGTACAACATTAAAACCACCTCCAAAATATATGTTCTCATCTAACTGATGAGTAGTAGATTTAGCTAATGGAGCTGTTGAACCATTATCAACAACCATTAATTCACATTTACTAAATAGTGGGTCTCGTTTTAATTGATTAACTAGATTATCTGTTAAGTCAGGTAAATTATGATTTAAAGTAGCTATTAACATTACTTATATTTTTGGTCTCTATTTTCAATTACAATAATTACATCGTCCCATCTACTTTTATTAAATCTTAAATCAACAGTATAAGCATAATGTGTATTATTATCTATAACATTATAAATGTCTTCTAAATAATTTATATCTTGAATATCTTCTATAATCATAATACCATCTGGCTTTAGTAATGGTAAATATAATTTAATAGATTCTAATTGGTGTTCCAAATAATGAGAACCATCTTCTAAAATAATATCATATTGTCTTTCAGATGCTTGTTTAACTACATTTACATCATCAAAACTGCCTTTATAGAATGTAAATAAATTTTTATCTACTTTTATATAATCAGCTATATCAATTCCATAATGTTTAATATTAGGAAAATACTCTGAGCATATAGCTATATTGCCTCCAAAATTAAGGCCTATTTCTAAAAAATCAATTGATTTATTTCTATACGGTTCAAATAATCTATCATACACTACAGCATAAGCATGTCCGTTACTATAATCACCTTGATAACTTAATTTATCAGTTAGGTGTTGATATTTAATTGCTAAATCTTTATAATTCATATTTTACAGGTGCGTTATAATTTGATTGCATTATGATACCCATATAATTTTGGGCTATCATTTCTTCAGTTATTCCTAAATGTTTATATTCTAAATATTGTTGTTGGTAATGAAATACTTTAAATAATGGTTCTACTGGATATAAAGGTATTGATTTGAATTGTAATAATGCTTCTCCATACCAACTAAATTCACTATGTGAGTATTCTAATAACTGTTCAAATGTTAAGTTATTAGGTTTAATATATTTTTCTTCTAAGTCACTCCATACTTTAGATGACCAAATAATAGGTGATGGACCAAAGTCATATACTCTACCTTCACGTCCAAATAAAGTCATTATTTTATTTCTATCACTTACAAAACTATCTTTAGGATCAAATCCTAATACTTTAGTTTTAGTTACTGTCCAAGTGAATAATTCTTTCTGTTCATGTATTACAGTATAAGGTGTTTCATTATCAAACATAAAATCACTTATACCAAATGGTCTTATAAAATAAGCATCTGAGTCTAGGCAAACATAGTTTTCAGCTAATCCTAATTTCCAAAAATTAGATTTAACTAACTGTTGTTGTACCCAACCTGGTTTATTTGATTGATAAATGTCATCATCACATAATACAGTTATACCTTCTATTTGTTTAAATTCAGATACATCTTCTTTAGGTACACTAACATAAAAACGAATATTGTCTTTATTATAGTCCTCAACTGATGAAACTAAATTAACTAAACGAGTGAAGTCTTTACTATATGACTTGCAATATAAAACTAATTTTTCCATGGTTTAATCATTCCGTATTGATCAAATATAGGCATCTTACCCCACTTAGCCAACCATTTTCTAGCATTATTATATTCTGCTTCTTGTTGGCGTTGAGATGATTTACCATCATTTTCTTCTAGCCTATGAGAACCTCTAGCTCCAAAATGCCAAACAATAGATTTAGATGGTAAAATAAATCTAACACCATGTTGCTGCATACGTAAAAATAAATCCATATCCTCCCAACTTGTAGGGGCAAATATATCATCATTACCTCCTACTTCATCCCAAACTGATTTTTTAACTAGACCACTTACACCTTCACCTTTAGGTATTTCAAAGTCATTCATTTGTTTAAATTCATTAACCCATTCTTCTAAATCATTAGATCTAAAATCATGACTATATGCTCCAAAAGCATCTAATGGTACTAAAGCAGTACCTGGTCTATCAGGTGAATTAAATGTATTAGGTTCTATTCTAAAACTATTAACCCATAATTTTTCATTAGGGTATTTATTATGTACATTGAGTAATTCTAAATCCCAATCTTTAGTTACATAAAAATCTGAGTGTAAAAAACAAATATATTCTGTTTTAACTTTATCAGCGCAAAAATTCATTCCACCTCCTATTCCTATAGGCACTTCATTTTTATCTATATAAACTGTTAATCCATATTTACCAATATTATTTGATAACCACTCATTAGTACCATCAGTACAATTTTCAGCGTGAATAATAAATGGAGCGTCTTTAAAATGACTATTTTTTCTTACTGAATCAATAGCTAGTTTTAGGTAGGGTAAATTATTATAAGTTGAGATACAAAACGTTAATGGATTAGATTGTATCATAATAGGAGTTTTGTTTTTCTTGTCTTTCAATTGATTTAGGATGGACTAAATCATATCCATAAGGTAAATTAGCTATTGTTCTCCATCCTGATAAACGTTCATGTACTTTATTTATCCAAAGGATATGAGGCTTATTAGCGCATATGCGAGTTTGATAGTCTGGATAGTTAACATAACCATTATCGTCTACAAACCATCTCCATTTATCAATATGTTCTCTAGTTAAACCATCCACAGTATTAATTCTAGGTACAGCTATAACATCTACTATACCTTTATTAGCTTCAAGTATTTCATGAATATTAAATAACAAATCGTCACTTAAATATTCATCCGCGTCAATAAAAAATATCCATTCTTTAGTACAATCTAATTTAAGATTATTTTTAAATGAAGCAAAATTACTATTTAAAGCAAAACTAATTTGTTTTATAGTAGAAAAATTATCTACTACTTCCTTTACTTCAGGAGTAGCAGTTACATCTAATTGTACTACTATTTCATCTCCTTTCTTAATATTTTTAGCTAGTTGTCTTAATAGACGTTCTAATTCAATATGTTCATTACAAGCGGTAATAGCAAAACTAATATTAGCCATAACTTAAATTTTAAATTAAACCAATGTAGTGACAAGCTTCATCAAACTGGTCTTTACTAAATGTTTTTAGTGTTTTAGGATCTGATTTATAAGCAGCTCCTTTAAGTTTTGTTTTTTCTTCATCTGTTGTTTCAACTGCTTTAATACCTGCCCAGCCCCAATTATCTTTATTAGTACCATTTACAAATACAGTACCTTTATCTTGAACATTAATAACTGTTGGATACCAAACTTGTTTTTTATCATCTACAAACCTAATATCTTTATATAGTTCAGGCATTACTTCTTCAGTCTCAGTTACTAACTGACTACCTTCAATCATTAACTCATTAGATGTGAAACCACATCCCATACAACTCCAAATTAATATTTTTTGTTGTTCATATTCATAACAAGCATCTGAGCCACAATTTAGGCATATTACTAATTTATCATTCATATTAATATATTTTTTCACTCGGCATTGGTGTTACATCATAATGTAATCCTTCATTACCATTTTGTCCTATAATATCCATTCGTTCATTCATTTCTGCTTCATCACTTTCTAAAGCATGTCCTACACAAGGTGGAATTTTATTATCGTTTACTTTTTCTAAATTACTTTTTAATGCTTCCCAACCTTGAGGAGTTAAATTATAATTATTAGAACCAGTTACAAATCCTTTTAACCATATAATAAATTCTCTACTAGTCATTATTCTACTTTTTTAAGTTTAGGTAATGAAGGTAATTTAAGTTCTACTTGTTTAGGTACTTTATTATCTAATATTTGATCTAATTTCTCAGCCATTTTATCAAATGAGAAATTTGTTTTAGCATGATGTGCTTGACGTTTAGATAACTCAGCATACTTATTATAGTCACTATAAACATTATTAAAAGCATCTGCTACACTAGCATCATTAGGTGTAAACCATTGTGAGTCAGCTAATATCATATCTTTAACTTGAGCTGATTGATGTACATTAGTTAATGAACCTCCTACTAACACATTATATTCTGGATGTAAGAAATCTAAATGTCCACTCCAGTTACTAGCTATAATAGGCTTTTTAGATAAACTAAATTCAAGTAATGGTCTTCCAAACCCTTCACCTTTAGTAAGTGATACCATAGCTTTTACTTTACTATGATTATATAAGTTATTTATATCCTCATCATCTAAATCACCATGCAGTAAATAAACATTTGGTAAATCACCTTTAACTGTTTGTTTAACAGCATCTATCTTTTTAATTACCTCTTCTCTATCCATTATGGAATTAGTAGCTGAGCTTGTTTTTAAGATTAATGCTGGTTTAATTTTTTTATTTTTAAATATTTCTAAGAATGCTTTAATCATATAGCCTACATTCTTTCTATCTTCACCTATTTGTCCTTGTAACCAATGACCAACAAATAAGAAACAAAAATCTTCTTTAATTTCATCTAATGATAATACTAAGTCAGTTCCTTCTAAATCATTATCATCAATATAAAAATATTTATTTAAATCAGCTCCCTCAAATAACACTTCAACTGGTTTTTCTAGTTTAATTGCTTTTATAAGTTGATTTGTGTTTTTATCACGCTGTTCAAATGATGATTGTTCAAATACTTGTTTAGTATGATTAGATGAGGCTAGTGTTAAATCCATTCTATTAACACCTTCAATCCAACTAGCATCACATATTGTAGTTTCAATACCAGCTGTGATACCAATATTATACTTACCTACTCTTTGAAATTCATTAGGTACTGTAATTTGAATCCAAACATCTGGTTGACGAGGCAACTGAGGTTGTTTCCAAATTGTACTTAATAACTTTTTATCTTCTTCATCATTTGGATCTAAAGCATTCCAAGCTGTGCTACCCCAACGTTGTGAGATAACTTTAACTTCATACTTATCATATTTTAAAAGTGCTTTAACTATATCTCTAGATCTAGCACCGTACCCTGACATTGTCTCAATAGGACAACTAATAACAACTAATGGTTTCATAACTATTAATAAACTAATTTGTGACGAATATGTTTTCTTTTGATTGGTTCTGTTTTTATTAACTCAAATTTAGGTTTTGGTTTCCATGTAGCCAAAACTTCATCAACATGCTTTACAATATTTTTACACATGTTAGAAGCAGTCATCATAGACTCATCTGATGTAACCCATTCATAAGCTGATTTACAAACATCATTATACTCATCTATATTTGATGTTTTAAGATCATATACTGCTCTAATTTGCTTAGCTGCTTCTCTAAAGTCAGCTCTATCATCATAGATATAAGGTGTTGGAACTGAACCTTGAATACTTATATTACTTGGATATACTGGGAACGCCCATTTACCATGTTTCTTATAAGTACCGAAATTGTTAGAACAAAAATCTTTATCAAATTCAATCCACTTACCATTCTCATCTTCAAAACGCATTTGGTCTTGCATACCACCTGTAACGTTTGCTATAATTGGTTTACCACACATCATAGCTTCAGTTAAACTCAATCCCCATCCTTCATTTGAACTTAATAATATAACAGCATCAGAAGTATTATATAATAAATTAATATCTGTAGCTGATAATTTTTGATCTGAGAAGTATATTTGACTACATTCTTCATCTGTGAATAACATATCACGCACCGCGTATAAATCAGTACCATGTTCATCAATAGGTTGAGTATGTAATACAAAAGCACATTTACTAGCTTTTTCTTTAGGTAAACTATCTAAAAATAATTTAAATGCAGCTAATGTATCTGGAGCTGATTTACGCCTAATATTTCTAGAGTTAAACATTAAAACAAAATCATATTGTTTTCCACTAAAGAAATTATTTTTAACTTCTAATAATTTAGAGTAATCACTATGATCTTTAGTTACAGGGAAAAATAATTTATTGTTAATACCATGAGGTACATAACTTAATACTTTATTTTTAGCTTTATCACCTAACACTAATTTATTTATATTAAGTGTTTGTTTTGATATAGACATTAAACCATCACATGACTCATAATATGACTCATTATATATTGGAGCTGGATAGTTATCCCATATATTAAGATAAATCATAGGTATTTTTCTCCTAATCTCATTCTCAATTTGGAATAACCAAATCCAATATCTTGGATCAGTGAAAAACATTACAGCGTCTGGTTTTTCTAACTCAATTAAATTTCTAATTGTTTGAGCGTCTCCATATCCACTAATAGGATAAATAAAAACACTAGCGTCATCAATACCATTATGCTGATTTGTATCACTACAGATATCAAGACGTTTACCTTGATCTGGATGATTAACAGCACCTCCTAAATTAACCCAATTGTAATGGTGAGCTGTACCAACTACAATTTCTCTAGCCATAGTGGCTATACCTGAAGTAAATCTAATCTCATCACTTAGTAATAAGATTTTTTTCCTTTGTGTTTGTGGAATGTAACCTTCTTTCATAACGTGTTTAAATAATTTTTAAGCTTGACTACCTGATAAGGATAAAGTTGTGTGATTGTGAAGTTTTTTTCTAAAGTCATCATCAGTTAAATATAAGTGAATACTTCTATCAACTAATTTTTGAAGCGAGAACTTTGTTCTAACGCATAACACTTTAAATTCTTCAAATAATTCTTCATTAACCTTAACACTTGTTAATTTGTTATCTCCCATATACTATATTTTATATATATAAATATATACGGAGATTATAAAGCGACATTCTTATCGCAAAGTGATTTATCATTATTAAATGGACAGTAAGTGCAAGAATCTTTACTTACTATCTTAGAATATTCTTTAATAACATGTTTACCTTCATTATCAAAACATTCACTCAGAAACATATTAAATTTCTCAGCTGCTTGTTTACGTTTAATTTTACCACTAGCTGGTTTAAATTCAGTAATGTAAGGTATAACAAAGTCATCATTGTCCCATATTTTTCTTTTCAATATAAAGAACTCAACTTCAATTTTGTCTACATCAATGTTATATTGTTTAGCAAAGTATTCTTTATAAAGTAATATTTGAGCTAGTTTAATTTCATCTTTCTTAGCCTTATCATTCCATCCTGATCTAGATGTTTTGATATCATATATATAAACTTTATCTAAGTCTTTATCATACAATACAAAATCAATATAACCTTTAAGGAATAAATTTTTAGACAAACCAACCATTAAAGGTATTTCAATACCTAATAATACTACATTACGTGTAGTAAAGAATTGAGAACGATGTTTTTTAAACCATTCAAGTATATTAACTCCATCCTCATAAAACTCTCTCATTTCATCTGGATTAGAGAAATGTTGTTTAGTTGATTCAAATTCTTTTTTATAAGTAGCTTTAAATCTTTCATTAAACAAACTTATAATATCTTCTCTATCAGCCGCTGCTCCACTCTGTTCATACATTATTTTAAGATAATGCTGCATTGTCTCATGAATAGCAGTTCCAAATATAGTATGAATTGAAGCTGAATATGGTGCTAGATTCTTAACATAATTAAGATACCATTGATGAGGACATCTACGCCATATTGAGTATTGAGAGTATGATACTGTAGATTGGTACCTGTAATCAACTTCTTTAAGTTGATGAGTTTTTACTTTAAGTTCAATCTCTGTTAATTTATTTTTTGCCATATATCTCTCTTATCTTGTTCCCCAGTTCCATATTGTTAGGATATTGTTCAATTAATTTCTGTATATCAGGAATAATTGATTGCTCTTTTTTAATATATTGAGCTGCATCTAATAGTTCCTCATACAGATGATTCATATAATTATCCTTATTGTTCTCACCTAATGTTGTATTATATTTTTTATAACCACGCTCAGCTCTAGCTTTTAAATCTTCAATTACTTGATTAGTAATATTGTCTTTAGTATGTTGCATACGATTTTTTAATGTTAATATTTCCTGTTTGCGTTCCATCATTATCATGTACTCACGATATGATTTTGAATCTGATATATAACCCATATAATTAAATTTAGATAACCTAATTGGGACAGCCAAGTTGGTTAATTATTATCCGTTATAACTTATTGTATTACTTGCTTTATCTACTTTTGAAACGTAGTTACGTTCAATTGTATTAGCGAATTTATCGAATCGTGAATCAGTATAACTGAAATTATCATCAATTCTTCTATTCAGTGTTTGTTCAATATCATTTAAGTTGCGTTCAATTGAATCACAACGACCTTGAATTTCTAACCATAATTGTGATGTTTGTGTCTCTAATGACTTGACCCTAAGTAATGCCCCAAAGACATTAACAACGAGCCAACCCAGTACCGCAACCACTATAGCAGCTGAAGCACCTAAAATAAATGTACTCATTTTTTGTTTCTCCTTTTTTTATTTGTACCTGGCTGTCCCAGATTAAGTATATTATCAAGAGCTTTATCTGTTAGAACTGATATACAGTCTTTAGCTTCTCTAACACTAATTTTATAATAATCAGCTACTTTACTTAGTATTTCATTATCCCATTTATTTTTAGATTTAATATATCTAAAAAATACTTTCTTTTTAGGTAATACATCACAATAGAAGTTATAAACATGTCTACGAGAAGCATTTGGATAACGTTGGATCATATTAACTACTTCAATATAAGTAGGATCCATACTTATAAAACGATGAATCATATAGACATTAAATGCCTCTTTATCTTCGTCTGTAAAACTATCCCAAGGACGTTTACTGAATGTTATTTCTTCTAACCAACTAAATAGATTCACTATCTTTATTTTTAAGTGGTTCAGGCAAAAATGCTTCATTAACATGACCGCACGCTGAGCAACTAAATACTGGTAATGGAATTAAGGCATCTTGAGCTGTACCTGTTAAAAATTTAGATGCTTTTCTAAGCATTAATCCTTCTTGAAATACTAATCCACCACATTTGTCACAAGTTATTTCTTGTGTTTTATTTAAATCGATGTTTAAATTAATTTGTTCCTGATTCATTTGGTTTACTTATATAAATGTTAAAAATTGGTTTATTATTGTTAATAGAGTAAGCTATATTATCTAATTGGTGATCAGGATAACTATCCAGCCAATCATTAATATTGTTAATCTGAATTGGGCTAATTGTTTCAAATAGTTTACTTAAAACATATTTTAAACTCTGTAATGGTTCTAATACTAAAATATAATAAATGTTTTCGTTTTTAACAAACCCACCTTTAAAATATTCATATGGCTCAGGAATAATTAATCCTGTTCTATCATAAATAAATTTAGTTAAGTCATCAATAACTTCTTTAGAATCATGTATAGGTAAATAGGTAGATACACTATCTAATGTTTCATCATATGATAAACAAGATGAAGGTTCACCTGATTCAAACATTTCAAAATATATTTCTCTGCTTCCATTTGATGAGCCTATAAAAATAACTTTTATTTTATCTCCATGATTGTTATAAACATCATCTATAAATTTTTTAACATTATCAAATTTATCAAATAATGAAAAAACAATATCTAATAATTTTTCTTTAGTTATTTTTTCACTTTTAAAACTAATGTTTACTTTATCTGTGTTAACAGTATCATTAGATACTTTTATTCCATATTCAATATATGGTTCAAGTTCTAAACCTAATTGAGAACACACATCATTAAACTTATTTACAAACTCTATTTTACTCATATGTTTAATAATTTAGCAACACAACCCATAAAACATATTTCTTTATCTGCTATGGTTGTATTATGAAATAAATATTCTTCTATAATTATTGTTGACTCTGGAGATGAATAATGATCATGTAATGATTTATACAACCCAGTGAAGTCATTTATATTGTTATCAGCTATAATTTGTCTAATATTATTAAATGCTGTTTTCTTTTTAGATTTAACTTCATCAATAATTTGTTCAATATAATTACTATCTATTACTTCAATAAGTGTTAATTTGCCTTTAACTGAATTACTTTGCAATATATTAATTGCTCGTCTTAAATCAGGGTATGTTTTTTTAACAATATTAACTATATCTTTTTTATCATACTCTATTTCTTCAGCATCAAGTATTTTAACTAAATGTTTAGCTACATCTTTAATATCAGATGATGCTAAATGAAAACATGTTAATCGTGATTGTAAAGCATCTATAATACGTTCAACATAATTACAAGTAAAAATAAATCTAGTAGTCAAACTAAATGACTCAATAATATTTCTAAGTGCTGCTTGAGCATTTATAGTTAAGAAATCAGCTTCATCTAATATAACTACTTTAAGTGGTTTGAATGTAGCACCTGAAGCAAATTGTTTTACTTTATCTCTAATCACATCAATACCATTTTCATCACTGCAGTTTAAATATAGAAAATCACAATTGATATTTTTAACTACTAATTTAGCAGCTGTAGTCTTACCTGTACCTGGAGAACCAAACAGTAATAGATTAGGGAAATTGTTCTTATCAATCCATTCCTTTAATCCATCAATGAATGCTTCATTGCCTAAATAACCTTCAATAGTATCGGGTCTATATTTCTCAACCCATAATGTATGTTTACTCATATATTCTCTAATATAACTTCTATATTTTTAGGAGCCAAAAATTTTATCATTCTAGCTTTATTTGGATGGTCTAAAGGTTTAGCCTCAGATTCATTTTGTGTCCATACAATTTGTCCACCATTGGCTAACCCTTTAAAGTATCCATAGTCACTATAGACTATAAACCAATCTCGTTTTTCTTTTTTTTTCTTAGATAGTCCAAGCATAAAACATAAATCTAAATCCCCAATATAAAATACAGCCCATCATAGATAATATCACTAATAAAACTATGTTTTCAAATAAATTTCTCTTTTTCATATATTTTTATTTAATTAATACTTCTCCATCCCATAATTCTATTTCCCAAGGCTTATTTGTTGGTTCATAATTTAAAGTACAAATGCTAGCATTAACATAATTTGTATGCTCATCATAATCAACATCATATCCTTCATGAATATGTCCTGATATATGAAGTTTAGGTTTAATAAAGTTAACTGCTTTTCTTAAATCTTCACAACCAACATATTGTTTATCATAAACTGTAAAGTCTAATTTATAAGCTACAGGACCATGAGTGACAATAATATCAGTATCAGTTGGAATTGTATCCCATACTGCTTTAATATCCTCACCTCTATGTTTATTAAACGCCCACCTGTCACCATAGAACCAAGGTGTAATAGGTGAACCCCATATATTAATACCACCTACATTAATCGAGCTGTTCTCAAGATAATGTATATTGCCACTAGATTGGATATTAGATAAAATATCAACCACCCACGTCGGCTTCGTTTTTCTTGTTTCATCGTCATAATTAAATTTTGGATCGAATGAACGATCATGATTACCGGCAATAAATACTACCCCATGAGTGTAGTTAGGTGCTACCATTTGTAACCATTCAGCAAAATCTTCTACTTCACCTTTCTTACCTGTACTAGAAAAATCACCAGCATGGATAAGTAAATCACCATAAGGTAAATTATTAGGAAAGTTAGCGTTACTAGTTAAACGCTCATGAAAACCATGAGTATCTGATATTGCTACTATTTTCATTTATTAAATATATTATTACTTTCTAGGTCAACTATTTATCATTTAAATAAAGGGCACGTTCCTTATCTATTAGTAATGTAAATGGATCTAATGTTTCTTCAAATACTTTTTTAAAGAATTCATCCATGTTATAGTTTCTTCTATCAATTAACGCCCTGATGTACTCGATTTTCTTTTCATTGCCTTCAACATTAGCATTATGTTCATGAACACGAGCATACATTTTAGATATTGCTCTAATGTTGTTATAATAACTTTTAGCATTATCCATTAATGCTTTAATTTTTTCATAATACTTGTATGTTGTAGATGATCTAGTATCTAAAGCGTATCTCATTCTATAACTTAAAGTAATACTTGGGTGAACTAATTTAATAGGAAAATCATCATAATGTACTACAATAATATCTCTTTTACGAATCATTTCATCATTAAAGATATCTAATTTAAATTGTCTAGATCTAGCTAACTCTTCATCCACTTTTTCCTCCCATGATTTTCTTAACTGCCACATATGAGCTTTAGGATCAAATTTACTTGTTACAGGATTACCATTATCAAAATTATATCCTTCATTAACATTATATAACTGAAAGAAATTTTTGATAGCATTATATTCATCTTCAGTGAATGTGTCTGTTAATGCTATATCAAAATCACCTACACTATCCATAGGTTCAAAACCTAACATCTTAAGAGATAAACTACCTGTTAAGCAAAAATTCTCATTCATTGCTAAAATAGGTAAAATATATTTTTCAAATATATCCTTATTAACTAATGGATCTAAGATATTTCTCTTAAATCGTAAATTCATTAACCCTGTATTAGAGTCAATATTATATACTATATTCATAACCTAAATTTTATTTAATAACCGCCTGTTGCTTGTATCTCTAATAATTGATAGTCTGAATTAAAAAGTGTATCAAATTTACCATATTGGTCTTGGCATATTTCGACAAACATAAGATTTGTTGCCCAATGATATCTATTAATCAAACTATCTTTTTGTTTTGATGCTAATGTTAATGAATTAATAATATGTTGGTTTTCTAAGTTATTAGCTCTTAATTTAGTTAATTCTTTTTGTTGTGAATAACAAATTATTAAAATAGATATGATTCCAACAATTATAAACAATTGCTTATACTTATTATTCAGTTTCATGACTCATATAATTTACAAATTCAAGAGCAGCATCTGGGTTTACTTCTTGTAAATGGTCTAATGTTAATTCATAACGACCTAGTGTTACATTATTTATAAATAATTCATCATGTAAACTATCAATTGTATTTTGATCAGCAATTGCCTTTCTATTTAATTGATTAATACCTCTTGTTTGTATTGTTAGCATAGTTGATAGAATTAAAATTACAACAACTAAAGCAATAACTAATTTTTTCATTTTTATTTATTATAATTAAAAAATTTATTTTTATAAGTGTTCATTTCATGTACAGTTCTTGGTTTTGACTCAACACGTTCAATCACTTTAGCTTTACGTCCTCGTGGTCTGCCTTGATACTCACTTTCATCATTTGCTCCCCAGTTAGTGTCCCTAACTGTTTTATAAAATGCTTCCATGATTCGTTTTCTATATTCAGGATCATCCTTTGGATATACTGGCTGTAAATTCATAGATTAAATATAGTCTATTAGTCTAGGTCATCATTTAAGAAATCCTCGCCTTTGTAGTCAGGATGATTTTCTTTCATATAATCAATTCCGCGTACCCAAAATATAGCTACCATAGCGGCTAATATAAAACTGCCCACAATTCCAATTATTATTCCCATTATTTTTTTCTTTTAAATAAATCAGATAATTTTTTTCCTTCCTTTACTATACGACCTTGATCGTCCATAGTTGGAGCTTTATACATTTCATATGCTAATAAAGCAAATGTAAATACTATAGGTATAATTAATCCCACCATTTTCTAATGTTTTGTTCTAATATTGTGAATAATAATTTATATGCTCGTTTCTCATTTATTTTAGCTATATGAAAAGCAATCTCATCTTTAGGAGCGTTTAAATCAGGAACCATTCTATATATTAATGGATACTTTTTAAAGTAATCATTATAATGTTCTGATAGTTCTTCAAACTCCATTTCATAGTGGCCTGGATATGTTTCACTAGGGGTAAATTTCATTTCTGACTCACAATACTCTAAATATTCCTTACCATAATATTCGTCTTGTACTTTCTCAATTAGACGAACACATAACATCATTATTTCAGCATCACGTTTGGCTGACATATGTCTGTCATGATAACCAATATACTCGGCTTGATTCTTTAATTTGAATTTAAGTATTTCAAATATATAATAGTCATCCCAGTCCTGGTCCTTCCATATAATAGGGAGCCAACGATATAGATTATAAATGCGTCTGAAGAATTGTTTGACTTTATACATAGCCTAAATATAAGTGATTATTTAGGTCAAGCCAAACTTATTTAAATTTGAACCCAGTTAGCTTTTCAATGTCCTCAACTGTAGCTTCATTATTTTTAAGTCCATCAGCTTTACTTGTATTGTTATCAAATAGGAAGGCCATCCATTCTTTTGATTTCTTGAAGTATATTACTTTCCAACATTGAGTTGGAACTGATGTTGTACCAATTTTCTTAGCTACACCTACTGATCCACACCAAACGTGTACTGAATCTTCTTTAATAGCGTAGTCACGTACTAATGTTTCTAATGATTTCCAATCACCACGGTTGAGTGCTGGGTATTGAGCAGTCATGTTACTGAAGTAAAATGATTCATCGTTTGCCACTTGATCACAAGCAGCATCTGCTGCTGGGAAGTTATGTCCACGATCAAATCCTTGGCCTATATAATCTGCTTGTAAATTTGTTTCGGCTGGTAATTTAGGATCTGGAATGAATTTATCACCACGTTTAGCTTTAGCAAGGCATGTTAAATTTGCTCTTGTAGCCCACCATTCTACCTTAACAGGGTATTTTTTTGATTTGCTATAAGTTGTTTTATAGGCTTTATGGACCAATGTAACTGTATCTTGACTATAAGATGTAACAGTAATTAATAATAATAATGATAATATATATTTCATGTATATAAATATCTACAACTGCATCTTAGAACCTATAAGGAAAAAACTAAGTATAGGTGAACCAGGTACTGTAGATAACATTGCCTTATAATCAGCTTGAAAACCAAAACGTTTACTTATTTTATATGAATAACCACATCCTATTAATCCATTAAGGTTATAATTCCAAGCGTTACCTAATTTTGAATTATATGAATATGGAGATGACATTATAAACACACCTGGTGATAATGTTGTTTTAGGATTTATTTGATAAGGTTTAGTCCAAAATCCAGTTAATGAAGACATAAATGAATATGAGTATCCCTTTTCATCTTTTAACTTAATATTAATATAAGAAGCATTAAATCCTATAGTACCATACTTAGGATGAGGTTTAATATAAGTGTAACCTCCAAATGTCATATTAGTACCATTAACACGAGCTATAGTATATGAGTATGCGTTTATTGACTTTAATTGACCGTTTTTAAATACTAACTCACTTCTATTCGCTGATATAGCTACTGACTTTAAATCAGCCCATATCATACTTGTTATGCCCCAACTTGATTCACCTGTAGATGATGATTGGTTTATACCAATTGATATAATAGGAGTAAATCCACCTGATGCGTTTTGGCCTACTGTTAAGTCTGAACCTATCATTACAGGGTTCATTGATGCTTTTTTCTTCTCCTCCTTCTTTTCCTCTTTTTTTTCCTCCTTCTTTTCTTCCTTTTTTTCTTCTGATTTGCTTTCCTCTTTCTTTTCCTCTTTAGATTCTGATTTAGTCTCTTCTTTTTTTTCTTCAGATTTGCTCTCAGATTTAGATTCACTCTTTGATTCTGATTTTGTTTCTGTTTTTGTTTCTGATTTGCTTTCGCTGCTGCCTCCAGATGAGTTTGGTGATGATGATCCCCCAGATGAGGATGACGAACCAGAAGATGAAGATGAAGACGAACCCGATGATGATTGGGATGATGATCCACTCGAAGATGTTGGTGGTGGAGAAGTTGTACCTGCTGATGCTGCTCCTGATGAAGCTGCGCTTCCAGCTGCTGAACCAGCTGCTGAACCAGCAGCACTTGACGCGGCTCCACTTGCCGCACTTGATGCAGCTGATGAAGCGGCTGAAGATGCTGCTGCACTTGCTGCTGATGAAGCTGCTTGTGCCGCGGCTTGTGATACTTGGTTTGTTATTGCTTGAGATACAGTTGTTGTTACAGGACATGCTAGTGAATTGTAGGATGCATACGTTGCTTGAAGCCAAGCTTGTAATTCTCCGTTTGTTACTTGCGCTGGAGTAAATGTCTTAATTTGACCATAGAATGAAACGATAGCGTTTCCGTTAACCATTGTAGTTGTAGCTACTCTGGTTTGACCAGTACATTTGTCAATAAATGTTTGAGTGTAAATTTGTCCGTTCGCTACCTTAGCGAATAAACATGTAACAATTAATAATAAATTTATTAACCATTTTTTCATCTTAGAAATTAACTCCCAGACCAAAAGTTCTATTATTGATTATTGGGTCATAATCAAACTTTATTGTAAAGTTTTTATAGTCGTGTAGTGCGCCTATTTTCACTGTTGTAAATCTATCTAAATACTTAGGGAATGTTATGTAGCCTAAATCATCTTTACCTCTCCATTTAGCGTCTTCACTTACAGTTCCTATCATCATATGGATACCTGTTCTTTTAATTCGCTTACCTACACCAACATAAAAGCTCTGTCTTTGAATTAAGTCATTTACCATTGGAAAATCAACTTGAGCTATATTTCCAAAAGGAAAGAATGTTGAATTATCTCTTAGATTACTTGCTGTGTATTCTAATATAAAATATCCTTTATTTCCTATTGTAAAGAAACCACCAACTTGATCATCTGTTGTTCCCTGAATACCGAAGCTGATAATTGGTTTCTTACCTTTAATAGTATCTCTCTTGCCATTATCATATACATAGATTCTAGCAGGTTGTCTATAACCCCAATCATTCCAATACCACATTGGTTGCCAGAAATTCCAACCAAATGCTGGCGCACCCCACATATCCCATCTATTCCATCCCCAACCCCAGTTATTCATTAACCAAGGATCGTTAACAATAATATTTGAGCCTGGTCTTGTTCTTGTAGGTCTATTAAATTCTCTTGGTGATTCGTTTCTCCAACTACTAATATTTCGTTGTGGAATTGATTGTTGAAAGGATTGTGTTGATACTCTAGGTGTTGATGTAGCACCTCTCCAAGTACTAGTTTGTGAATACAACATAATAGTACAGAATAGTACTAGTATTAGTATTAAACCTGTAATCAATAAAGTCTTTTTCATTTTACTTTAGTTTTGAAAGGATCAATAAATTCTTTTTTAGTTGTTCTGCTTTTTTAATCCCAGATCTTCTAGATCTCATTGGGCGTTTCTTTTTTGCTGCTGTTCCCATAATTTTATTTTTCGAATACTCCTTTAGTAACCATACGCTTTAAGATACGAGCACAAGCTATATCTAGAGCTTTTTTAGTTGCTATTGAAACTGTTGATTGATTAAATTTAACTGGATCGACTGTGGCGTCTGATAAGAATGTTAATTCACGAGTTGTTTTTGCTTCACCTAAACCTGATGCTGCTATAATTTCTCCTGTTTCAGCATCTGTGAATCTAACTTGTAAACCAAGACGAGTTACCATTGTATTTTTAACTCCGTTAGATAAATTTACTTCTTCATCATCACTTACACTCCAATCATATACCTCAATTTCCACAAAGTAATGAGCCAAACGGATTTTACCACGGCCGTCAAGTTTATCTTGGCTAATTCCAGCTTGAGACGCTTGGAATTGTTTAACCATTCTATTTTTGATTTCTGTCTTATCTTCTGTGAATGTAAATCTATTAAGATTTTCAAGATATTCAAGCGTGATATTAGCAACGCCCAAGCCCACTTTCTTTTCTTTGAGTTCAGGATATGACTCATAAAGATCATCTCCGATACCACATTTGAGAATTTGTATCGGAATTGTTTTGCCATTGTAATCTAAATATTGACTAATGTCTATTTTGGTTTCGAATGA